GGGGTTTCCGTCGACAGTTCTGGCGTCGTCAAGGGCGTCAAGGATCTGGACCGCTTCACGCGCGCTGCAAATGATGCGGGTGACGAGGCTGATCGCTTTGGCCGCGAGGCCAAAAGGGGCGGCGATGGCGCGCGCCGGATGGGTGACGAGACGCGCAAGGCTAGCGGCGGGGTTAGCGCGCTGGCGGCGTCTGCAAAGCGCCTTGTCGGCATTATGGCCGCAGGGTTCACGTTTTCTGTAATCGCGCAGGAAGCAAAGCAGTTTTCCACGGCTATGGCGGAAGTTTCCACGCTGGTGGATACGGCCGTTTACGATATGCAGGCCTTGAATAAGGCCGCACTTGAGCAATCGTCCATGTTCGGCACCGCGTCCACCGATCAGGCGAGGGCGCTTTATCAGGTTATTTCCGCTGGCGCATCCAGCGCCACGGAAGCTGTCACCACACTTGACGCCGCAAACCGCCTTGCCATTGGCGGCGTCACCGATGTTGCAACCGCAGCGGACGGATTGACCAGCGTTTTGAATGCCTATGGCAACAGGGTTGAGGGAGCTGCTGCGGTTTCCGACGCCCTGTTTGTGGCCATGCGCGCGGGCAAGACTACGATCGGTGAATTGTCGTCTTCGCTCGGCAAGGTCGCGCCCCTAGCGGCACAGGCGGGCGTCTCATTTGATGAACTGGCTGCAAGCGTGTCGGCGCTCACGAAGGGCGGCATTAGCACGCAGGAGGCCGTGACAGGCGTTCGCGCTATCCTTGCCGCCGTGACCAAGCCATCTGTCGAAGCGACTAAGCTGGCAAAACAACTTGGCCTTGAGTTTAACGCCGCAGCGCTTGAGGCACAGGGTTTTGCCAAGTTCATGGAAGTTCTGAACGAAAAGACCGGCGGAAGCAGCGAAAAGCTTGCCGTCCTTTTCGGCGGCGTCGAGGCCATTGTGCCCGCCATGGCTCTTGCGGGTCAGGCAGGCGAGTTCATGACCGAAATTCTCGCAGGCATGGAAAATAAAGCGGGGGAAACCGCGCTGGCGTTTGAGAAAATGGCGAACTCGCCGGGCTTCCAGATTGGGCGGCTGTTCGCCAATATCAAGAATGAAGCAATTGGGCTCGGAACCGACCTGCTGACTAAACTTGTTCCTGCGCTGCGCTTCCTGAATGAGAATTTCGAAACCATCATCCGCGTGATTGGCGCGCTGGTGGCAGGCTTTGCCACGTACAAGTTGGCGGCGCTGGGCTTCGCTGCCGTGACCACTCTCATGAGCGGCAATCTCGGAATTTGGATCGGCGCGGTCGCCACGGCGACCACACAAGTTGGCGTGTTTGCCGGCGCGCAGGTAGCGGCGTCGTCCGCCGCCGCTGGCCTTACGGCCGCCGTTCGCACGCTGTTCGCAGCCCTTATCGCAAATCCATTTACAGCCGTGGCCGCTGCGGTTGGCATTCTCGTCAGCGCCATGATTATGCTCGGCAACAAGACTGACGAGGCACGCGCCAAGAACGACGCGCTGATTGCGTCTCTTAAGACGCTTGCTCAGGTGCGTGGGGCGGAATTTAATGCCAGAATGGCCGAAGCGCAGATGGCTCGCAATCAGGCGCGGGATGAACTGACGCGCCTCGAAATTCAGCAGCAACGCCGCTCGCGCAGTCCTGAACTCGCGCAGCGCCCCGGTGCCAGCGCAATATCTGGCGCCGCGAGCAAGCGCATGCAAGAGCTGCGCTGGGAAATCGTAAGGCTTGAAGGGGCCATTAACGGCGCCAATCATGTTGCGCAGCAATCCGCAAAGGTGGCAGACGTGCAGGCCGCCGCTGCGCAAAGCACTGCCGTTGCGTCCACAAAAGCTGCGGGCGCGACCCGAGCGAACACCGCTGCACTGACCGACGCACAGAAGGCCTACAATGACGCCAAAAAATCGGCAGACGAATTCATTTCCAGCCTCGAATTGGAAATCGCCAAAATCGGATTGAACGAGAAGGCGCTGCGCCAACTCGAAATCAACCGCGCAGCCGAATCGGCTGCCACAAAAGAACAGGCCGATCGCATCCGCGAGCTGGGGGCGGCGCGAGAAAAGGCGCTTGCGGCTGACGAGGCTGCGCAAGCCGCCGCCAAGAAGACCGAAGATCATGTCAGGTTCATGGCCGACTTTGCGCGCGAAACGGAAATCGCCAACGTGGCCATTGCCCGCCAGCGCGGGGAGCTTGGCCTGACGGGTGCTGCGCTGGATTCTTACCGCATGGTCACGGACAAGATCCTGCAAGCCATGCGGGACAAGATTGCGCTGACGGAAACCGATATTGAGGCCATCCAGCGTCAGGCTGGCGAAACCGCTTTGGCGGCCGAGACCATGGAAAACGCCTTCGAGCAACAGCGGCGCGCTCAAGAGCGCATCAAGGAAGGCGTTGCCAGCGCCCGCGAAGTCGTGGGCGGATTTTTCTCCTCCTGGTATAATGGCCTGCGTGAAGGGGTGAATATCTTCAAGTCATTCACCGATAGCGTTATCGGCGGCCTCAATCGCATTATCGACAAGCTGCTTGACCGCACCATCGAAAATTTCCTTGACAACCTGCTTGGTGGAAGCGGCGGGTTCCTTGGAGGCCTGTTGCAAGGCACTGGCGGCGGTGGAGGCCCTGTCGCCTACGCGGCAAAAGGCATGGCGTTTAACGACAATGACGTTTCTCGCTTCGCCAAAGGCGGCGCGTTCACGAATAGCATCGTCAATACGCCTACGCTGTTCCGCTTCGCCAAGGGCGGGAAGATCGGTGAAATGGGCGAGGCCGGACCCGAGGCCATCATGCCGCTCAAGCGCGGGTCTGATGGCTCGCTTGGTGTGCAGATGCATGGCAAGGCGGCGAACAACAACACTGTCAACCAGACCAATAATTTCAACATTGGCGGCGTGATGACACCAGAGGCGATCATTGCGGCGATTCGCCAAGGCGGCGAAGAGACCATGGATGCGGTGGCAAAGCAACTTCCGCAGATGATGAACGAATATCAGACGAACGGCGCGGTGGCGCGGTAGGAATGGATAGATGACGAAAATCTGGCAATTCCCTACCTTCCCGATCGAGAAGCAGCTTTTCCGCGCTCCGGGGTCAGCATTCGACGGCGGCCTTACGTCTGGCGGCGCGCAGCTTGTAACGCCCGAACCTGGCGGATTTGGCGTGCTGGAAATCGAACCATCGGTGCAACTTGACGAGTGGGATTATCCCATGTCGTCATGGCTCATGTCGAAAACGAATGGGCAGGTCTTTCGCGTTCGATTGGCTCCCACGCCGCAAATCGCTTTCAGTCAGCGGCGCGGAAACGCCATGTCCGTGCCGTGGGATAATGGCGAGCCATGGTCCAATCAGGAGAATTGGGAAGGCGATTTTTCCGCCGTCTATTCCGCGCCCGCACTCAAGGGCTCACTGACCGTCGAAGTGGATCTGACTGGCGTTGGCCCTATCTTGCAGCAAGGGCATGTTATTGGCCACGAGTTCAGCGCCTACGGCATAGACGAAATTGAATACGATGGCGATACGGCGTCAATCACTCTCAATCTCCCCTTGCGCCGCGCAGTGGCGATCGGCGACCAGTGCCCGCTGCGCCCGTGGTTTACAGGGCGGATCGTGGGCGACGGGTTCAAGTCGATGTATGAGGCCAAGCTTGGCGGCCATATCAAGATGGGCACGATCCTCATGTACGAGGCCGTCGTGCCATGAGCGAGTTTTACGATCAGATTGACGAGCTTCTTGGCGATGCGGACAGCATAGACGACATCATCATCACCGCTCGCAAGTGCTGGCTGTACGATTTCAAGGATGAACCCGTGCGGCTATGGGATGGGCAGGGCACATTCACCGATAGCGATGGCAACGAGTGGCTCGGAACGATCGACCAATCGGGCGTAAACCATCACCGCGCGCCCGCGCTGCAAGACGGCAGGGATGGCACCAGCGCGTCCTACAATTTCACGCTCAAGATACCGAAATTGCCGGGCCAGGATGCACTTGCGCTCTACGAAGAATTGAAGGCCGAGCAGGATAAGGTATTCGGCCGCACTCTCACATGCTATCTGGTCATATTCCTTGAAGGTGAGGGTTTGCGTCCGAATACGCCCCTTAGCTTCTACAAGGAGCTGACGATGTTTTCCCCGAAATTCGAAGAGACCATCGAGCGAGCCTCTGACGGTAGCGTAGTCAAGTCATACTCTGCCACCATCGTGGCAAAAGACAACAACTCCGGTCGCAGTGAAGTGCCGGGGCGTACCTACGCCGACACAATGCAGAAGCGCCGCGCTTCCGAACTTGGCGTGTCGAACGACCGGGGTGCTGAATATGTAGCGCTGCTGGCCAATCGCACGTATCAGGTTCCGTGATGGATATTGTCGATCATACCCTGAGAGAATGGCGCCGGTCGCCTTTTGTATATGGACAATCGGACTGCATGCTGTCGATCGGGAAATACCTTGCCGCAGCCGGAGCCAAGGACGTTACCGACATGTTCGCGGGCAAGTATTCCACGCACGAAGGCGCCTTGGAGCAGATGGCGTCCCATGGTGGTTGCGGCGGCCTTATTGCCATGACCGGCGCCGTGCCCGTGAATGACGAGCCAATGCGCGGCGATGTTCTGGAAGTTGCGCATGGCGAAGATACGATAGGCGGGCTTTGCACCGGGGGCATGGTCGCAGTAAGGCTTGATCGCGGCGTTGTGGAAGTGGCGCTGAAATTTGTCGAATGGCGTGGGGTGTGGCGCGTATGAGCGTGGTCAAGAAGATCATAGGGTTGGTGGCGATTTCCGCGCTCTTATACTTTACCGGCGGGGCCGCAGGTATTGCGAGCTTCCTTGGCGTTTCCGGTTTTCTTGGAACGCTGATCGGGGCTGCCGTTCTGGCGGTGGGCACAGCACTTATCGGCGCGGTATTTCTCACGGATGGAGGCCAGCGCGCCCCGGATATGGAGGCGGGCAAGGTGAATGTTCGACTTCCCGAGCCCCAGAGGTGGATAAATGCAGGCACCGCTCGTCAGGGCGGCGGGGTCATGTTTGCCGAGTTCGATGGAGATGGGAACTTCTGGTATCTTGTCGTCCATTCCGACAGCATCATGACCGGCGATCCCTCTTACATTCTTGACGAAATCCCCGTTACTCTGGATGCATCGAACTACGTTCGGCAGGCCGATTTTCGGCTAAAGGACAATGACGAAAAAGATCCGGCAACATCGCTGGATGACGGCATCGGCTATGTCCAGATATGGACGACCACATATGACGAAAACGACCCCGTTCCGGGCCGCATCACGGCGCTTGACGGCGCATTCCCGAGTAAATGGACCATCGACCACAAGCTTGCAGGCACCACGTTTTCAGTGGTCAAATTGCGCGCGCTGTCTATCGAACATCGATACAAGATATACCGCTGGCGTGGCGCGATCGGCCTTGGCGAGCCCGCCCTCAGCATCGTAAGCCAGTGGGATAACGTCTACGATCCCAGGGACGAAACGCAAACCCTTGGCGACCGCACCACATACAAGCCAAGTGATAACGCGGCCCTCATATGGGCTTGGTTTCGTACGCATCCCTACGGCCGGAACAAGCCCGAAAGCTCAATCAACTGGGACCGAATTGCGGAGCAGGCAGACATTTGCGACCAGACAGTTACCGGAATCGACGGAGACACGAAGCGCTATAGCGCCGGCGTGTCGATTATCGATAGCAAGACGCGCGCGGTTGCCGAGCGTGAAATCATGCTGGCGATGGATGGGCAGATCGTCTTTGACGAAGATGGGAAGTCGTGGTGCCGCGCGGGATACTACTACGCGCCCACGCTTGCTTTCAGCCGCAACAGGGACATCATGGCAATGTCCACCGTGGAAGCGCAGGATGGCGAGAGCGAGACGCAAGGCGTAATCGTGCGATACACCGACCCTGACGCGAATTACACGGTCCAGCCATCATCCGCATGGATCAATCCCCTGTATTACGATCCGAACAGTTCGCCCAAGTTCCTGATCGTGGATATTCTTGCGTGCCAGAATCACAATCAGGCAATGCGCCTGGCCAAGGGTATTGGTCAGCGATCGCAGCCGCGTCACAAGATCGGGCCAACCGTGAACTTGCGCGGATTGCAGGCGCGACAGGAGCGCATTGTTTCGGTCAACTATGACAACACGTTCGCCGGGGATTACGAAATCGCCACGCCGGTTGAGCTTGACGGCCCCGGCATGTTTACTGGCTTCGGGGCGGTCCCTGTGGACGAAAACCGCTGGACGCTGCTGTCTGGCGAAGAGAGCCCCAAGCCGGTTGTGGATGGCGTGGGCGGGGCTGTCACATACCCTGCCATCACGGGCGAAAGCATCAGTGTGTCAGGGTCCTCGATACTGCTGAACTTCGGTACACGCCCGCGCGCGGACGCCATATATCTGGCGGATTACATCCCCACTTCCGAAATAACCGGGGGGTCAAGCGATCCATGGGTGGCCATGACCGTAACTGGCGATGTCGCTGCCACCGGCCCGCTCGAAAATTCAGTCGAATACACCATCCGCTATCGCTACATCACGGGCAGCGGGAACGGGCCGTCTTGGGAGTACATCACCGCCACGACCGAAGCCGGGAACCTGTCCGCACTCAGTCAGGCGATTTTCAATTCCTACATTCTGGAAGTAACCAATGGCACGGCGGTGGTGTCGATTAACGCCGATGGCACGCTGACGATAAGCAATCACACGCGCGTTTATCCAGACGCGCACCCGAATGTCAGCGTGGACGGGGATGTAATTGCGACCGGGCTGGCGACAGGAGAACAAAGGTCCATCGCGTATGATGACGAAACTCGCACCGGAGGCGCCGTGACCTATGTTGTCGTGACGGACGACGCGGACGCCCGCGTTTCCGCCGCCAATCCCTACCGCCATTATGTTGGTTTCTTTACCGTTCCAGAAACCGGCGACGCTGGCGGCGGAGGCGGGGGTGCGCCGGGCGGCCCTAGCCTCACCCCCACTTAGAGCCCGGCATTTCCTTAAGCCTGAAAATAACCTATAGTCGAACAAGCCAGAGGGATTGAAAATGACCGCAGTCGATACTTACAGAACGGCCCTTCTGGGCAACCCGCCATCCGCTACGCATGAGCCGTCGCGCGAAGGCTCGCTTGCCGCGTTCACGGAAGCTTAC